ACCGTGAATTTCAACAAGTACTGATTCTTCGATCGTGTTCTGAACACATTTAAAATGAGAACAGCTATCTTGCTTAACAGAAAAAAAAGTTAACCAAATCAAAATTTTGTCCACAACTTCATCTGGGTTATCTTTCATGTTTTCCAGTTTTTTTACTTCGAATAATATAGCCAACAAAACGATCGTCGTTACGAAGTCTTTTTTAAATTTTTTCTTTTCGATAAGCTTGACCATCGTACTCATAATTTCGGAACAATTTGAATAGGTGTTTTTTTGTGTGTTTTTTGCTTTTGAGCTAAACATTAGAATTAAAGCATAAACGATCATAACAACCATTGGTACTGTGGGAGAATATTGATTTTTTCTCAGGAACATTTCAGAATAATCTCTATAAATAACAAGAGCTCTTTCCCTGTAAAAATAGGCGTCACAGTAATCTTTAAACAAAACGACAGAAGTTGATTTTCTTAAAGCAACTGGAGCCTCTTTATATGGAGTAATACATCCATATTCTCCGATAGTCCAAGTCTTGGACTGAAAAGTTTTGTGATAATCTTCCCCGAAATCAAAAAGAGTTTCTGGACTAATCACAAGGGAAAATAAACAAAACAAAGTAGTGGTAAAAAGCATTTTACGCAGTAGTTGTAATTATCATAATTCAAATGTTATAATTTCAATTTAATGAATAAGTTTAAGTCTTTCATCCAAAATTTTAACTAATTTATTAAGTGTTCCAAACTCTTTATCGAGATTGATAGATCTCCAATTACGAAGATATTTCATCTGGTGCTCTTCTATTTTTGTATTTATGATTCCAACGACTGCTTTGATTTCGAACGAGATTTGACGCAATTTATTGCATATAAATAGATAATTAGGTTCCGCACAATTTTCATATTTGATAATAATATGCTCAAGGTATTTTAATTTTACTTCTAAATCAAGGATGTCCAGTTCATTCTTATATTTTTCCATTGATACATCACCCAAATTATGGATACTTGAATATAGCTTTTGTGCACCTAAATAGCTCAGGTTCAAAACATTATTTGTCAAAGTGGAAATGATATTTGCAGATATTAAAATTGTGTTTAAAACTGACATTCTTTATAAATCTTCAGTAAATCTTTATTTTAGATTGATATTCTTAAGATGCAATGGTCACTTTATCTATTAAAGACATATCGTAAATATAAAAAATGACCTTACCCATACTGGTTACGTATGCAAGTATGGGTTATAAGATTTTTGCCGAAAATCTTCTGTTAAATTTAAATAAAAAGATTGTTAATCACCAAGTTCATTTTTATTGTGTTGATAAAGAGATCCTATTACATTTGTTGGAATTTACCAGAGAAAATACTCCTAATTTAAAAATCCAACTCATCCCTTATTTTAACCGAAATATTTTACATGATGATAAAATCGACGAACAAAGTAGTTCATTTTATTTTTCATCCGAATTCGCACAATTTACACATAATAAACTAAAAATAATCGCCGATGCTTTAAGTAAGTTTAGCTTTATACATTTTATTGATTGTGATGTTGTCTGTTGTAAAGAACCCGATGAAGAGTTTTATGATAAATACAGTGAATATGATGTTGTTTTTCAATATGATGCTGGGTTTTTTTCCAAGTACGAGTTACATCATGAAACTTTACATTGGATATGGGCATGTACCGGAAATACGACTTTTAAGAATACAAAAAGAACCCAAGAATTTCTCAAGGAATGGGATCAATTTCAATATCTAAACCAAACTAAAAACGATCAAGAATGTTTATATGAATATTTTAGAAATCTCAATATTTCGGATATAAGGGACTATCCAAATGCTAAATTGTACACGTATCCTCCAAATGAGTTCACAAATGGTTATTGGCTATATCATAACATCGGGAATCTTTCAGATACATATTTTTTTCATGCTAATCATGTTTCAGGATTTGAACGAAAAAAAGCATTACTTGAAAAAGCGGGATTTTGGTATGTTTCATAACTCTCATCACCGATTTATAGAGGCTTTGAACTCTCAGGTAAAATACCCGGCTGGTTTAAAGTTTTTTTTGTTTTTTCTTCTTTTTTACTTTAAATTATTTTTTATTTTTGTTATTCGAATCTACTTTATGTTCTTGATGAAGAGAGTACATATATTCACGTAAATAGGAACCGAAGAGTATCATTCCAAATGTGACACTTTCAGAAGTTTTCATAATCGTCCATCGTAGAGCTTGACAATGTAGTGCTTCATTGAGGAAAAAAGATTTTATAAATCCAGCAATTCCATAGGGTGTGCAGAAATATGGATATGCATAAGCAGAGATATAATGAATCAAACCATACAAGATATATATATAAAAACTGTTCACAATAGTATTTCTAATAATTCCCTTAATCATTATTCTGAGACCTTTAAAAATATCCTGAACTTTATAAAAAAATTCAATTTAACGATATATAGATTTTACGGGCTACGCCATTTTGTTTATGACACCGGAGTCTGAAAAAAAAATAATTACCTTTCTAATTAAATATATCCACTTATATAAGAAATGCTCCTTGGTACTCATAACAGCGGTAGTTATCAGTTTGATTTTAATGTGAGTTTTTGGGGTAATGATAGTAAATGGGAATGGTTACGAAAGTTAGCAGTACTGTTTACTTGTGTACGCAATAAAATAATCGATATATCCAAGTGTCAAAATCTGGATATATTTCGACAACTTAGTATGGGTGTTAACTTGTTGGATCTACGAGTTTCATACGCAAATCACACGTTTTATATTTCCCATACTTTCTGTTGTGTACCACTTGTCACAGTTTTGAGTGACATTGTCAAATTCTTGGAGTGTGATGTTTCTCAAAATAAAATTACACTTACGATATTTCCGGATTATAATAACCGAAATACTCTTATTGGGAAAGAATGTATACTGTTATTATTAATAAGAAGATACTTAAAAAAGTACATGACAAAAGTCTCGCTATATTATGAACCTATCGATATTGATTTAACATATTATCATGATTTTGAAAATACGGATGATCTTAATGATATATGGTTTAACGTTCAATCAACAGAAGAATTCATCACAAACTTCAATAAAACCGATTTTGAAGGAGTTGACGATTTGGGTTGTATACTTAGTCCATCAGAAAATATTTCAACTTTGAAGGATTTATTAGATTTGCTCAATGTTTCTATATACGAATATGCAAAAGAATTGAATCAAATTGCAATAAGTTTATTAAAAGAACGAAAAAAACGGAACGAGAGTCTTCCAAAATCCTGTACTTTTGATTATGTGGAAATTGTACAGGAATATCTTCAACTCTCAATTTCATAAATTGAAATTAGAAAATTTCAATTCTGTTCACTTTAAACAAGATGGAATACTTACCTTCCGATATCGCTAACAAGATCATTAGCTTTGCTGCACCAACATTACCTATGATGCTTTCATTAGACTTGAAAAAATATGTTGCGTATACTTACTTCCGAGATAATTTATCAACAGAGTGTATTCAAATATATCGAAAAAAACTAGTACATATACAATTCATTTTTAAAAAAATGAGAGGATGTCATCTTGAGTTTCCGGAAGAAACGACTCCTTGTGTAATGATTTTGGATAGTCCATTGTACTGGGAATCATTTGAACATTTGGTGCAAAATAATTTGGTGGATAGTTTAGCCTATGATTACGATTATCAATGCTATGACACATGTATTGGAGGTATAAGATTTTTATTATTCTCTATCGATCAGTAAGTGTGAAAAACAAAAAAAACAAAAAAAACTTTAAACCAGCCGGGTATTTTACCCGAGAGTTCAAAGCCTCTATAATCGGTGATGAGAGTTTTTATAATTTAAAAGATATAATTTTACTTAAAAATGTCAGAAGTGGATTCGAATAAGTTAACTTTGGTTACATGTTATTATTCCGAAATTATGTATGATGTCCATATACAATGGATCGAAAATCTTTTGCTATCCACAAAGATCAATATGGTTATTTTCTGTTCCAAGAAAGATTTGCATATTTTTCAAAAATATTCCGATCGCATATATTTAAAACTGTGGGTGTTAGAAATAGATCAATTTTACATGCAAAAATGTAAAAGTATGACAAAAAAATACCATATTTTAAGTAATGAAAAACCTTTTTTTCTTCAGAAAGTTATAGATAAAAATCCATTCGATACGTATTGGTTTGCTTGGATAGACATCGGATTGATACAAAATAATTCACTGGTATCGTTTTTGATGCAAAATTTTAAACCAGAACGAGCTCTTTCGAAGTTAGACCCAAAACGGATCTATATTCAAGAAATTGGTAGTATACAAAATTTTAAAGCATGTGATCAATATGGTATTTCATTGATAAATAAGAATAAAAATATCAGTCAGAGATTGACACCTTTACAATCTGGATTTATTTTGGGAAGATATGATATGATATTGGATATGAAAAACAAGTACGAGTTTCTTTTGGAAAGGTATCTAGAATTCGGGGGAGTTATTGGTAAGGACAGTCCTATATATGCAAATTTGGTTTGTAATAATCCAGATTTATTTAGTGTATTTCAATTTTCAGAGGAAAATTGGGTAAATTATTATCAAAATAATATTCAATTGTGGTTTATTAACTATTTGATCGATAAGCAAACCTAGGAAACCACCATTGGGACGATTACTAATTAATAGCCAATGGGATAATTTCCTTTTCGTGCTGCACTTCGATCTCTAAAATATATCGCATGAACATCTGCTTCTCTTAAACGTCTGCCATGAGACGTTCTTTTCGGTTTACTTTCTGGTTTACGTCCATACCACCAATCTGCCCATCCTTGGGGGGGAGATTTCTTTACCTTGACGGGTGATGCAGTTCGGAGTCCGGCTTTGTAACCGGATGGAGTTTTCATTAGACTTCCGACACCACTAAATTTGGGAGACTTTTTAACTTTACCAGGTGACATGCTAGCTTGTTGAAAAGGTAACGCAGTAAGAAACTTTTCTGGCGAATCATATTTTTCTTCGACCGGAGACTTTTTGGGCGAGGAAGATTTCTTTTTAACCGGAGACTTTTTGGATGAAGAAATGGGTTTTTTCACTTTTTTGGGAGTATGTAACTTTAACTTTAAAAAATGTTCCGGTGATTCCCCAGAAGAATATGGTGACGCTGATTCGGGTTTTTTCGTTTTATAAAAATCTAAAAAATGTTCCGGTGATTCCCCAGAAGAATATGGTGAATATGGTGATTCAGGAACTCTTAATTGTTTTTTAATGTCAGGTTTAACTGCTGGTTTATTTCGTCCATGCAACCAGTCTACCCACCCTTGTTTCTGTTGAACCTTTACGGGTGAAGGAGTTCGGAGTCCGGCTTTATAACCAGATGGAGTTTTCATTAGACTTCCAACACCACTTAATCTGGGCGACTTCTTTACCTTGACGGGTGAAGGAGTTCGGAGTCCGGCTTTATAACCAGATGGAGTTTTCATTAGACTTCCAACACCACTTAATCTGGGCGATTTCTTT